TTGTTGGAGAAGTGGAGTCCAGTTTTGGACTATACCTCTAACAAGGTTAGTGCTATTAAAGACAGCCATACCCGTCTTAACACAGCCATGCTTTTGGAAAACCAAGAGCAATGGTGTTTGAAGGAAGCCAACACATCCGGCGCCGGTGGTGCTTTAGGATCCCCTGTTGGTGCAGACGCTCAAGGAAGCCACGGTGCTTACTCTACTAGCGATACATACGCTACTGGTGATTCAAGACTTCCTAAGATCTTGATCCCAATGATCCGTCGTACATTCCCTGAGTTAATTACCAATGAGATCGTTGGTGTACAGCCAATGTCTGGACCAGTAGGTTTAGCATTCGCTTTACGCTACAAGTACAGTAGTTCTCCTCTTAACGGTACTAGTCATGATGCTGCGAAGCTTCATCGAGGAATTGCATCTAGTTATGCTGGTACTGCTGCTAAAGGTGATGCAGGTGCTCCTGCAGGTGAGTTAGGTCATAATAACCTAGACACAAGAACAACAGGTGCTTCTGGTGGAACTTCATTTGATTTTACGCAATCAGATGGAACTACATTAGCTCGTAAAGTAGAGGATTCCGGTTTCGCTGCTGCATTGTCTGCTTTTGAGTTAGATGGTGCTGCTGGTATGCCAACTGTCGAACTAAGCTTCGAAAAGACAGCTGTTGAAGCTGGTACTCGTAGATTAGGCGCTAAGTGGTCTGTTGAATTAGAGCAAGATCTTAAGAACATGAATGGTATTGATGTTGACTCTGAGTTAACCAATGCTATGTCTTATGAGATCCAAGCTGAAATCGACCGCGAAATGATTATTCGTATGATCCAATCTGCTGTTGGAGCTGGTTCTGGTACTGGTACTTCTACATTTAACGTTGCATCTGCTGATGGTCGTTGGATGGCAGAACGTAATCGTGCTTTCTATCAAAAGCTAATCATTGAAGCTAATAGAATGGCTGTTCGTAACCGTCGTGGTGCTGCTAACTTTATCGTTGCTACACCTCGCGTATGTGCTATTCTTGAAATGTTACCTGAATTCAGCTGGATGACAGTTGAAGGTAATGTTAATACTCAGCCAGTTGGTGTTGCTAAGGTTGGTAATGTCGGAGGACGTTTTAACGTTTATCGTGATACACGTACCGAGGCGTTATACAATCTCGGCGCTGCAGGTGTTGATAAGATTGAATATGCATTATTAGGATATAAGGGCCCAGAATATTATGATTCTGGTATTATTTACTGTCCTTATATTCCAGTTATGATTCAGCGTTCTATAGATCCTAATGGATTCTATCCTAAGGTTGGTCTATTGACACGTTATGGTGTCGTTGATCACTTATTTGGCGCTTCTAACTACTATCATGTAGTATTTGTGACTGGCATGGATCAGGCAACTGATTTATCTCAGGTTACTCCTTACGCATAATAGTAGAAGTAATAATTAAAACAAAAAGGCTCGCGAAAGCGAGCCTTTCCTTTTATATAGATAATGTTTTTATTGTCTCCCGGTCTTAGACCATGGCACTTCTTCATTCCACATTTTGTCCTCAATTAAATGCTCTGAAGAACATCGCTGAGGATTAATATCCCATCCTCCACGTCTTACATACAAGCAAGTAACTGATAGTTGGATAGGTTTATACTCATCCCATAGTCGTTTATAAATAGTCTCGCAAATCTCTTCATGAAAATGACATTCATCTCTAAAGGATACAATATACTTAAGAAGGCTCTCATGAGTAGGTATATAGTTACCTTTCATTTTAATATATACATCTCCCCAGTCTGGTTGAGAGGTTACTCGACAATTGCTTTTTAACAGCTTCGAAAAAACTCTAAGCTCTCTATTCTCTTCATAACTAATAGTCTGAAGAATGGTTGGATCTTCAGAGTATTGCTCAATATCGAGAGAAATGAACTTATCTTCTAAGCATTCATACATTAATTGATCCTTTAAAAACTCTCCAGTTCTACTTTCTAGATTAATAGGATCAAATAACTGTACTTTAACATCGGCCTCTAATAGCTCACTAAGGTCTTTCTCTGATTTTTCTTTAATATTGGCAAACACTTGACAAGCATCTTCACCGAGCTTCTCCATATTGAAACTATTCCAGTAAAGCTTCATAGACTTTGATTCTACAATGTATTTGCTATTACATGGATAAACTACTTTAGCGACGAAGGCTGTGGGGAGACCTGAATTTAGCAATGCAGAAACCTCATATCCATTCCATACATCACATCCTACAAAGGGAAGATTGTCATCTTCGATATTTAGATGGGTTCTATTATTTGCTCTAGGTTCTCTTACAAGAAGAGCTGGGTCATAAGTAGACTTATATTGACTTGACTGACCTAGATGTTTACTAATTGCGCTGTTGTCTAATTTACTCATAGTTCTAAAAATGGTTTTATTTTATTATACCTTTCTTCTACTGTTCCTGATAGTTTAATAACATTACTAAAACTTTCAATATTAATATCATCGTAAATCTTCACAATACTATTCCTAAATTCTTTATCTATAGATCGTACTCCATCATCTACTAGTTTTACATCTACAGGATCAGTATAAAAAATCTTAGCATACTTGTTAATATAACAATCAAATAAACTTTTAGATAGATAATATGTATTAACACCTACCTTACCCTGTTCAAATAAGTATCTAGTATATACATAACCATCTGCAATGCATCTATCTAAGAGGTAATTACCATTAAGCCGTATGTTACGGAGATGATCTTCACATATTAGTAATTGAGTTTCATTATAATTACTAGCAGTATTGTTTATATTATTACCACTTCTATGTATTTTGCGAGTTACTTCATCTACATACTTAAAGTTCTTGTGCCTATCCTTACAAAGTTTAAGCAATGTAGTCTTACCTGTAGATTGAGCTCCTGTAAATGAATATATCATAATTTATCTTTTAAAAACTCTTTCCATAATTCTATAGACATACTATGCAAACCTCCAATTAATTGTTCTAGAGATTTAAAGCAGTTTTCTACCTCAGATACAGCAATAACTTCTCCGGAGTCTAGTTCCGGAATAACTCTATGAATAACACAACCTACTTTATCGTACTTTGTTTCACTGTTATAAACCTTTTCTTGTGGATTAAACCCCTTCAATTCTGGATATTGAGTAATTAAACCAGGGTGGCCATTGAAGATTCTTGTCTTATCACAAAAATTAGGAGGCAGTATACGCAAGTATCCATGTAAAGTTACTAATACATCTTCTTTCCATTTCTCGTTTAGTATACTATAACCCATGTAGTCGGCTATATTCATATAGTCTACCTCTTTAGGCCACTTAGGAATATGAACTACACTTACTCTAGTTTCATCTGTCGTGGTAAACTCTATTCGGTTGCGTAGTTGTTCGTTAACTCCATCGAGATTTGTGCGATTAGTAACTACATAATCAGGCCATCTACCTAACCCCTTGCTAATTTCTACAATTTCACTACCTGTTTGAGAGAAGAATGCTACCCATTTTTTATACATAACGCTTTAGAATATGTTTGAACATTTTAGTATTATACATGATATCTTCTACTTGATCTTCATTAGGTTTAGCAGTGATTAAGTCGGCCAACAATTGAGATGGCTTGTGAGTCAAACCTTGATCTCCGTTGTATCTATAACCTAATAGACCCGCCACAACAGGATTAGAAGTATCAACAGAACGAATATTATATTTACCGGGGTAGTTCGAAAATTCACGTGCTAGACTCGCGCCTAGTAAGTGATGAGGCTTACGATAATTCCAGATACCTTCGCTAACAAGTCGTTCAATTAGATGTTGTCGACCATATGTAAACCTTTCGAGTTTGGTCTCACCATTACCTGTTAGCTGATAGTAACTAAAGTCGAAGCTGATAGCGATGTAGTCAGCCTTATCTGACATAAATTTATAGCATTCCGAAATTTCTTTCCAAGTCTTACCTTGAACAGCACCGATTCTCAGGCATTCTGGTCGACCAATATAATCGCTAGTAAACTTTTCCCATGACTCCATTGTTCCTTCTGCGTCTTCTAGCACATCAGGTACGATATAGTAGTTAGGATTGATTTTTCTGATCCAGTCAATATACTTTTGAGGGTCAAACGAGTGTCCGAGCTCAAAAATAGAGTTATCAAGCAGGATTTCCCCATCCGGGCGCATTGCTTTGTACTTTTCCAAGAACCATTCACAGTATTTCGGTTGTTCTTCCATTAAATGCACAAGACAATACTGATAATCATTGTATTCCAGTGATTTTTCTAATAATGCTATAGGGGATTCATGAGATACCTTAATCATACACATATTATATTGTTTCTCAACAGAAGGTCAAGGATTAAATACTTATAATGGCGTTTAATCTAAGCAATTTTGTACAGGATCAAGTAGATGTTGTGGAAAAAACTCTTTCTCCTACTAATGTTTTGGATAAAGTCACACCTACTCAAGTCAAACAGATATTAAATGCAAAACCTAAGAATGCAATCAATGATTCTTTAGGAGAATTATCAGGAGTTAAGCTTGGTCAGTTTTTTAGCGAAACGGGTAAGCAATTTTCAGCGCAGGTCAATACTTTTATAGAAAGCTCAAAAGCACAGCTTGAAGCCCAGGTGTTTGGTTGCATAAATAAATCCATAAAAGACATATTAAATAAAAATCCTTTGCTAGAAAAGGTTTTATTTTTTGATCAATTTATTAATAGAGAATTAAGTAACATTAAAAATAAGCTTGAGTCTAAAATTGACTTTGAATTACGCAAAATAGCATACAAAAAAATAAAAGTACATCAAGTTGTTTTGTTCAAACAAAAAATAGCACTTTCAATAAAGAGTATTTGCCCAGATGCTACACCAGCAACTCCTAGTCAAGTGAGAAAATACAAAGAACTAATTAACAAAGCGAAAAATAATTTCATTAATGAAGGTGTTGTACAAGAGGAAGCTAAAGGTAATAACCTTGTAAGAGATCAAATTAACAAAGTAGTTACTTTTGTAGATGATACTCAGGAAAAAATTGCCAAATCTGATATTTCAACCACAGTAAAGCGAAAATTAAAACAAGATCCCGTACAGCTAGAAAAATATAAAGAAGAGTCTGTTACTAACGCAGTAAACTCAATTGTAGAACAAGCTAATAAACAAATTGAAAGTTTGAAATTTGAATCTTGGGAGGAATTATATGGGTAATGATGTTTTTATCAACGCAAGCAGTACTAGTAATTTAAAACCTAAAAAGAAATTTTATGGTAATTATTTAGGTATTGTTATACAAAACAATGATCCTGAAAAAGCTGGTAAAATAAAGGTTTGGGTTCCTCATATCAGTCCATCGGTTTATTTTAAGTGGTCAGAAATGAATGAAGATAAGTCTTTTAAGTTCATTGGTAAAAATATAAACAGTGACCTTACTGATGTAATTGAAGATTTAAAAAGAATACTACCGTGGGCTGTTTGCGCTGCTCCTCTTAACGGTAGTTCTGGGTCTGGAAGGTATAACGCGTATGAACAAACAGGTACTATTTCAGATAGCAATAATGTTACGGATCATAAATTTGATAGTAACTATGTAAAAACCAAATATAGTCTTAACAGTGAGGGTTTAGGAGAAAAACCTGGTCGCAAATACGAGATACAGGACTTAAGGCTTACAGATGCTTTTACTAATGCAGGGGAAGTACCGTTTGAGAATGGTAACAAATACGGTTATAATTATACTCCCAGCTCATATAGTAATTCAGCAAAAGGAACTTTCGGTATACCTAATGTCGGGAGTCACGTTTGGGTATTCTTTGATGACGGGGACCCTACTTCACCGGTTTATTTTGCAGTTAGTCATGGTCAAGAGGATTGGAAATCTATATATGATAATTTTGATGACCCCGGGGTAGACTATCCTGGTAGTAACGAGAATAAAAATTCAGGTATTCAACAGAGATATAATCACAATACAGAAATTTACCGGAACAAGTATATAATAAATCAAAAAGGAGGTACTTTAGAGTTTGTAAATACTGATAATAGAGAATCTCTTAAATTAACTCATTTCAGCGGTTCATTTAAAGAGCTTAACAACTATGTAAGTACTGAATTTGCAGCAAATAACTTTCAAACTTTAATACAGGGCGACTCTTTTCAAACAATAAAAGGTTATAATAATAAATTTATCGGTAGAGATACTGATGAAATATACATGGGGGACAGATATGTTAAAGTTGGTAATCAAAAATACGATATTTATAAGGAATACAAAGAGCTTTTAGACCCTATAGCCGACGCTAAACAATTATTTGAAATTAAAAGAGCTAATAAAATAGAAACTACTGAGGGTTACAATAAAAAAACAAGTTTATTTCAAACTCAAGACGGTTCATATGGACCCTGTCCCGTTTGTACTAGTGATAACCGAAAAGCAATATGGGATAACAAATACACTTTTAATTCCATAGCAGGTACAAACACATCAGTACAAACATATTTTGCAGGAAGAAACTTGTATACTTACTCAGGAGTGAGTTCTGTAAATGATAATGTTCTTGCAAGAACAGTATTAGCGAGTAACGCTAGTAACTTTTTAAATAGCGGGGTGTGCCCTGTATGTAACGGTACTGGTAAAAGCCCTAGTACAGCAAACGGTACATGGGCCAAAGAAGATAAGACTGATTTGGTTATCCAAAGACTTAAAACAATTGCTACTGACTTAGCTGATATAGAAAAGAAAATGGGCCGCGGTGGTAATGAAATCATTTCTATTACTAAAAACAAGATTGAAAATGTTGGGTTAGTCTTTAATGATTTTCCTTCTATACGTATAGATGAAGTTGGTAAAATAGATATTGATCAAGTTTTAGTCTTTACTGGTGGAGTTGCTGCTACTATGAAAGAGAGGCCTCTACACGAATATGTTCATGTTGATGATTTACCAGGAGGTAGCTTAGTACAAAATATAAACAATAAATGGAACGTACAAGTTGGTTCTGGTGGGGTATCTATAAAGTCTACAGGTGGGGTTGATATTGGTGGTAGTATAACAAACATCGTGGGTCAGCAAACTAATGTTGTTGCAGAAGATGAAATTAACATTGATTCTAAAGTTGTGACTATTGCCGCTGAAATTTTAATGCTTCGTAATAAGAGTAAAAAGCAAGTAGTTGTAGATGGAAATTTAGGAGTTAATCAAAATGTGGTTATAGGTGGGTCACTTCACGTTGATGGGGAACTAAGCGTTCAGCACATTACAGCTCCTGTAGAGATTCAAGAAACAGAACCAGTTATAGTAAGAGGTCGCTTAATTGGTGGGGAAATTAGTCATACCGCTATAGGTTCATACAGGAAAGGTACAATAACAGGGCCTACTGGTGGTATAGTAGAGGATTACCCGCATACCCATCCGTTCAAGAATGTTCCGTTGAAGCTAATGAAAACTAAAGATGATGTACGTAAGATAGGTAAAGGTAGTAATGCGTCGTCTAGAGGTACATCTATACCTGTTATACATGAGAAAAAAGATCCAGATACAGTTACTGAATAATTTTTTCTCTTTTACTATTGGTTTTAATATTAAGTATAACTAAATACTTAACAACGGAAGCTTTATATGAAAAAGTTACCACATCTCCGGATAAAACAGGTGGATTGACAATTTGCCCTGGAAAGGTATGCATTTTTATTACGCTATTATTTTTAGCATTAATGATTTTAATTACAAAACCTGAGGTTTGTTGATCTGCTTCTATATAAAATTGATCCGGTATCATTTTAAATATTTAGTTAGAATATAAATAATTGTATATGGCCGAAGAGAAAAAAGCAAGAATATTTTTACGTCGCGGTAAAGACGCAGATAGACTACAAACTGTTTTGTGTCAAGGTGAGCTTGGTTACTCTACCGACGGTCGCCGTGTGTTCGTAGGAAACGGTACAACTCAAGGAGGTCTTCCACTTTCTAGCGTGCATTTTATGGCAGCTGGTTCAGAAGCTACAACTCTTACTGCTGTTAGTGGAGTTGCTGGGGCTCGAGCTGAGGTTGGAGATTTTGCTTTCGTGGTAGGTAGTGATTATAATGTTCAAGATATTAACATTAACGCTGCAAGCAATACTATAAACATAAATGATAGCTTTGGTACTTTATATTCTTTATCAGCTCAAGATGGAAACAATTTAACCTGGGTCGCTATCAACTCTGGTATACCATTAACCCATATAGACATACCTCTCGATGGTTTATCGGCAGACCAAGTTCATGGTGGAGATTTTTCAGGTAATATTACATTTAGTGGCACTGTTTGCGCGGCTGCCCTTACAGCTACAACCTTATCTACTCAAGGTATAACAGCTAGCGAGCTTGCTGGTACAGGTACTCGTGCTGTATATGCTACTAGTACTGGTCAATTAAGTACTAGAAACGCACAAGTAGCTGATGCTCAAATAATCACAACAACTCAGTACTTTAACTCTCAAACCTTAACAGCAGCTCTACCTCATGTACAGAATATAGGAAATTTTCCAGCCCCGCTCGCAGGAGATAATAACTGGGCAGTGTTTGATTTAACCACCCCTCTATCTAATGCAAGTGTAAGCTTACCAGTTAATTATCCGAAAGGTGCAATAATTAATGTGTATTATACATCTGATACACCAAAAGGAGATAGAATTTCATTTGCTTTTTATTCATCTCATGCTGCTAGTGGTTATAGTAACTCGACCGCTAATTATAATTTATTATCTAGATGGGGGGTTGGAGAAGACGCAGGAGGAGATAATGATCACTTTTACTGGGGTAATACCTTTTTCGTAAGATTGAACGGGAGCAATAACAACCTTGTAGTACAGTATACTCAACATGACAGGGTTAATAAAAGCCCTGTAAATGGAACTCTAACTATTGATTTAATAGGTATACAGTACTAGTCTTCCATTTCTAATAAAACAGATTTACCTATATAAGGAATTAATTTTTTTACATCTTTTAAAAATAATTTTTTCTCTTTAGTATTTTTTATATCTCTACCGATCTTATATAGATTAAGTATGTAATCTGCTGTTATTTGTTGTTCTTGTAAGTTATTATTTGAGATATTTGATTTAGACACCATATAAATACTTATCAATGTCGGAGCTAAAATACATATATGACGAGAAAAACAAAACTTTAGAGACTATTGATGGTACATTATTTATTGATAATAACAGCGAAATAGCTAAATTTAATAGTATAAGTCAAGCCTGTAATCACTTAAGAGAAAATAAACTCACAGGAAGAATAGGTAAGAGACTTAATATGCAAATAAATAATTCCATATGAGTAGTGTTTATTCAGAAGTTACAGGATCATATGCCCGCGATAGAGTATTAGAAAAATTTGATACTGCTCAAAATACTCTACCGTATACTCTTAATGATATTAAAATTAGTCATAATGACATTTTAGTTGCAAACGTTTATAATGATGCAATTTCTAAATTGTATGAGAATTATTTATTTTTAATATCTAATTCCGAAATAACAAATAAAACAACTCCCACATCTGCTCTTTCTTGTATTAATTTAACTGATAGCTATACTGGTAGTTTTTCAGTATCTCCTCAAAATACAACAGGTTCATCTTTACTTTCTTCTACAAATGAAATTTTTTATACTAAAAGAGTAAATGATACTAATAGAATTTTATTCTCTTATGGTAAAGAAAATAATTTAATAGCTAAAATTGATGATAATTTAGAAAATTTCACGCCATTACTTTCAGGAATAAAGATAGAACATAACAAAAATTTTGAGTTTAAAAATGTTACATCAGTTGCACTTAATGGTTCCTTTTTGTTTGTATTAGATAGAGGTAATGATACATTGTTTAAGTTTGATGTCTCGGGTGTTATAAATAACGACCCTGCTATTGAACGAACTTCTTTAACAAGTGAATTTCCAGGTCGGTACTTACTTAAAACTATAGGTGGTAAGGGTAAAGTTAATAGAAAAAATAAACTTAATGATCCGTCAAGTATTAGTATATATGAAAATAAAATCTATGTGTTAGATAATGGCAACAGTACTATAAAAATATTTGACCTTAACTTCAATTTTATCGATAGTTTTTTTGATAAGCAAATTTTCAATGAAAATCCTGTAAGTATAACTGTAAGTAGTACATCTAATATTAATAATATTGAAAAGATATTTATACTTTGCAAAAACGGTACTATATACACTTTAAATAAATATCTAACAAACAGAAAACGTTATTCTATATTTGGTAACTATACCAATAAATTAGATGTTAGTGGTTTTTATAAAGAATTAAGTAATTTCAAAAAAATTATTAGTAGTGAGTCAGACAATAATATATTATATGTTACTACTAATAAATCTGTAATTAAATTATACAAATCTGATCTCAGCTTACCTATAAGCTTTTATGATCTATCTAAATTAGGTTTTAATTCTTCTATAGAAAAAATTAATAGTTTGAGTTTAAACAGTATTAATGGGGTTGATAATTTAGCTCTAGTAAGTCATTTAAGTTCCGGTCAAACTAAGCTTAGTTTTTTCAAAGATAATAATAATACTACCAAGCTTTATCATGATAATTTTTATACTAACTATTTTTCTTTGAGTGATATTAGAATACACCCTAAAGAACTTGTTAATGCAGTAACATTTAATAAAACTACAGAAAAAATTTCTTATAATCATAGCTCTTTATTTGAAAGTCTTAATAAAAAAATACACGCTTATTATACAAACTCTAGAGTACCTGAAATAAGCGCTGTTGTTCCCACATCGTTTACTTTACCAAGTTCCTTTAATGCTACTTCAGATTTTTATATAGGAGTGAACGAACCTCTGCTCACGGACGTAATTAACAGACCTATAACAAAATTATACAACCAACAGGTAGATTTATTTAACAGTATAAAAGAAAACTTTCTTAATAATAATCCACCAGAAAATGTAAGCGAAGTACTACCAATTACAACTGATGTTGAAAAAAGTAATATTATAAGATTTTCAAGCGATACTCCAAATCGCACTATAGTATCAGGTAATAATGCTCTCTATAAAGTTATAAGAACTAAAAATAATGTTGATACATCTTTTAAAATGTATACAACCTTAGGTACAAATACTTTGTCATCAGATTTTAGTCCTTATGTAGATATAAGCGACCCAGTTACATTTACATTTACAGAAAATGCTAGTTCTGTTGATATTGATTTATCTAGCGATACTATTTTTTACCAAGGGGAAGGAGGTAGTAAAAGCTTTACAACTTTTATTGTGTCTCCTTCTGGTGCAGTATTAGATCAAACATCTTTTAATCGTATAACTACTATAAACCCTAAATCAACAAGCTATACAATTAGTATGTCTGCAGTTGATGGTATAATCAACGTTAAGGAGGGTAGTCTTGCTCAGCTTGCTGTTGTACGTACAGATACTAATAATTTATTTACAGAATCAGCCAGTGCGAATATTGAGACGTTTAATATAACAACAACTAACAGTGACTATAATACAATTACTAATGATGGTACTTACAAAGGTTCAATAAATGATTTTGTTGGATTTTCTGGATCATCTACTGATGGTTCTCAAACATCAGCAACGAGTTTATCAGGAGGTACAATATTTTTCGGTGAAGGTGTTTCTGCAGTGTTTTTTAGTATTAGCGCAAATGAAGACAGTACCGCTGATGACAGTCAAACTTTCGGAGTCAGACTTAAAAACTTTAGCAGAGGTAGTAATGCGACTCCAATCACCCAACAAGAAGCGGAGCAGATCATACAGATAAATGACAATCCTGTAGATATATCTTTAAATTTAACAACTGGTCATAGTAATATTACTAATACGAATTACGTAAGCGATGTTAATGTATGGGATATGTTGAGCGCTGATACTACATATCAAGCTAATTCAGCTGGGAGACCAATAAACGTTACATTTACTATTGCTGCTCCATTATCAGTATATAGTACTAGTGTATCTCAGGGTGCATTATATTTTAATTCAGGTATATGTACTATCAACCCTGGTAGTATATTAAACCTCGTTATACCTAGTTCGAGTTCTATTGTAGGTAAAGGTGGAGCTGGTGGTAGAGCAGTACTATATTTATCTGGATCCGATTTTGATCCCGATGCTACTTCAGATAGTGTTAGTACTACTGAGGGACTTAACACTGAAGGACATAATAGTTATTTGAATTCTGTCGGTCAAGACGGTGGTCCAGCTATATCATTAAGTGGTTTTAGTCTATTAAAAATTAATAATAGCGGTAGCATATATGGCGGAGGAGGAGGTGGTGGTTCTGGATTTTTACCAGTAACTGCTAACCCCATGGCAAGTACAGTCTTATCTTCTGCTTCTGCAGGAGCAGCGGGTGGCGGCGGCGCTGGCATTATTACATGGAATGAAGGAGATGCAGGTAATGCTACTTTTATGAGCCCGCTTCCTGGTGGTAATTATTCTAGTTTAGCTAGCAATACAAATTATGTTCCCGCTAGCGGTACGATAGGTGGCTATTTCTCTAGTGGTCCATTATCCCCGTATAATGTTACTCGTGGTGCAGATGGAGGCTCGATAGGTACTGCTGGTGCAGGAGGTGATCAACCAGATTGTACTGGTGGTTATCATTCGAGTTATAGTACTGTAGAGAATTACGTATGTCGAAACAGAGGAGGAGCTCCTGGTAGTATTGTAAGCTTGCAAGGTACTAGTTGGTATTCCAAACCCACGGATTTACAAGTAGGTACTTTTTCTGGATCTGACGTGAGTTAGTATTAAATAGTCGGTAACAATGAAATTTAGCAAAGGGGCTCAAAGTGCATTAGCTATCGCAAAAAAATATGCGCAAGATTTCAATAGTAAAAATGCAGGGACGGAGCATTTACTAATTGGGTTATTGGAATGTAATGATAAATCTCTCACCGATACTTTTAAAAAATTAAATGTTGAGCCTAGTGTACTTACCGAGGTTGTTGCATCTATACTTAGTATAGATAATATCAATAAGACTCATAAACTCTCTCCTATAATTAATTATACTCCTAGAGTTATAAAAATAATTGACTTCGCGAAAGGTATAGCTCAAAAACTTAATAAAAATAATGTTGAAGTAATTCATTTGTTTTTAAGTTTACTATATGAAAATGATGGAGTAGCAGTTTCTATTTTATTAGAATATGGTTTGGATTTCGAAACTGTTAAGAATGTATTAAAAAAAGAGTTCGGAGAAGAAATTGATACAAAAATAGCAGTTAATACAATACCTGAGGATGTATTACAATATTTCAATAATATCACTAAGTTAATAGAAAATAATAAATTAGAAAACACATTTAATCGTAAAGCAGATTATAATAGTTTTTTCCTTACACTTAGTAAAAAGCATAATACAAATATAATTGTAACAGGAGAACCAGGTGTTGGTAAAAAAAGTATAGTATATGAATTAGCCAAGCGAATTGTAAAAAAACAAGCTCCTGAGAATCTTTGTGATAAATTAGTTTTAGAGATTAGATTAAAGAGTATTATAAGTGGTACTAAATATAGGGGAGACTTTGAATCTCGCATGGAGACTGTACATAATTTTCTTAAGAACAACCCTAATATTATAGTTATTATACCTGATATATCTTTAATTACAAGAATAGAAGGTACTAGTAACGTTGAAGAATATTTTGGAGAGTTGTTTGATTTAGATGATGTTAATTTTATAGGTATAACTGATTCCGATAATTATAAAAAACACCTAGAATCTAATAGTTATATTGTTAGTAACTTTGAAGTTATTAATATAAAACCTACTAATAAAGATGAAACTCTCTCAATTGTAAAAAATAATATATATTCATATGAAAAATTTCATTCCGTAAAATACAGGGAAGGAATATTTGATTATGCAATAGATTTGAGCACCAGATATTTAGTTGAACAAGCTCAACCAACAGCTACAATAAATTTACTTGATGAGTGTGGTGCTTATTTAAGTATAAAAAATAAAGTAATTGACGAGAGGTTAATAGAACTTCAAAATAAAGCTGAAATATTAGAAGATAAAAAGGTTGATTTAGTTAAAGACTATAAATTAGCTGATGCTATTAAAGTAAAAGACGAGCAAGAAGAGATACAATCTAAATTTCCAGTCCCAGTAAAAAAAGTAGGAAGGAAAAAAAATATAGTTGACTTAGATCTATTGAAAGAAATAATTTTTCGAAAAACAGGTATACCCATTACAGAAATTAACGGTACACTACCCAATTTATCTACAGCTATTCAAAAGATTAAAAATAGTTACGTATCTCAGGGTAAAGCTATTGATAGTATATTTGAACATTTTAAAAGAGTAAAAACTGGTTTACAAGATCCTTCGAAGCCATTAGGTAGTTTTCTTTTCTTAGGTCCTACTGGTGTAGGTAAAACATATTTGTGCGAGTTAATAAGTGAAGAGTTCTTTCATCATAGAAATGCTTTCCTTAAAATTGATATGTCTGAGTTTATGGACAAGCACGCAGTTAGTAAGCTTATAGGT